AAATACGATTAGGCGCATGAAGTCATCCGGTAACAGCACCCATCCGCTTTCAAGCTCGCCCCAATACACCGCATCGCCGAATGTGTGCCCCTCTTCCAAGAGGTATGTCGGCGCGTCGCTATGCACTCTGACGACGGCCTCCAATATCTTGCTTTTTACTATATCGTCAAGAGCAAGGGTATCAACGTCGTCAGTCTGCAGCAGCTGTTCGTTCGTCATGTTTTGGTCAAGGCATACGCGCACATCGCGCATAATCTCGTGAATGTTATATACCATGGCGTCATTGTGCTTTATTCCTGTTCGCTGGCACTCTCTGCTTCTTCTCCGCTGTTGAGCGTGTCAAATTTTGCACCAACAAACTTCACACCATGCTCTGATGCGGCTTTCTGCGCGGCATCGTAGGAGCGGACTTTGTAAGAAGAAATGTTGAAATGCTCTTGCAGATATGCCTGTGCGTCTTGGAGGCAACTTGCTTCTACGATTGTGAGGCCGTCTGCCGCCTCATCGTTTGCGACTTCTTCGGCTGACGCTGTTGCTTCCTCGGCGGATTGTTCTGCTTCGGGGACAGGAGCCGGTGCAAGGCTTTTGGCCTCCTCGACTTTGGCCTCAACCTCGGCAGGTGCAGGCGCAGGAGCTTCGGGAGTCGGAGCGACTGTTTGGGGTTTAGGTGCCGGTGCTTTGGGCTTCGGCTTTGCGGCTTTTGTTGGCTTCGCAACATCGGGCAATGCGGTTCTGCGCAAAAGAATGATGCGACCTTCCTTGAAATAGGTGCTTTGCTCAATCACTTTCTGAATGAAAGGATTGGCCGTTGTGTACTCGGCAGGAGTAACACCATACGAAGTAAGCGCTCCGCCGGTGAAATGTACCCTTACAGTAGCGGCTCCGGCTTTAATCTGTGCGACCCAATCAACAAGTCGGGGTGCGCCATAAGTGATTTTTTCCATTGTCTTATATGGGGTTTGAGATTTGTTGAATGAAAAAAGTGGCGGTAAGGCGTTGGCCGCACTCCGCCACTTTTCCTGTTTAATTTGATGATACGGGTTAGTCTGCGATGATTTCACCTGTGAACTCTACCCAACCGCCTGTTTCACCCTTGTACTGCCACATCTGACCGTTCTGTGCGGCGGCATTGATGCCGGGGCAGTCCTGTGTGAGCAGATATACGCGGCCTTCAACGAGGTCGGCACCGGCAGGAGCTTCTTCGCTCTCCCAATACCCTTGCGAGTAGCTTCTTCGCCCTCCACACGGTCGTTGAACTCGTGCTGCTGCGAGTAGATGTAGTGGACGAAGCGGTCTTCGCCTATGAGGGCGCCGGAGTTGGAATAGCCGAGAATGTCAAGAGTAGGCTCACGCTTGATGTCGATGTCGCCGAACACGGTGTGAATGCTTGTGACAGTCCAACCGATAGGGTTCGTCTTGGTGACAATCTGAATTTCCTTGTGCTTGCTGAAGTCGATGCACTGCAATTCTTCAAGGAGGATCTTACCTGCAAGGAGCAGGGCGGTCTGCCTTTGATACCCGTCCACAGGGTGCGATTGCCGGCACGCTTGAAATTGAGGATTGCCTGTTCTGCGATGAGGCTCTGCGTGAACGGAATGTGCTTCTTCTGTGCCTCGAAGTAGTCGGAAACAACTTGGTTCATGCCACGCTTCTGAAGATATACAATAGAGGGGCGAGGCACGATGAGGTCGGGGTCTACTTCTTTCTGCGTTTCATACATCGCATTGGCGAGAAGTTTCACCTTTGAACCGGCAGGAATAGCAGGAGTTGTGCAGAAAGCATCGGTCTCGTTTGTTTTCGGACCATTGACTGCACGAACTACGGGGATGTCGGTGGTTGTGTCACGGCCTGTAACAAAGAGCATGAGGCTCTTGCCGGGGGTAACGGTCTTGCCATCGGGAGCATAGCCGTCCACATCGGGGACGAGAAGTGTGTGATAGTCGCGCGGAATGTTTTGGTCGCTTGCCGCAAGGGGAAGTACGAACTGAGCCTTTGAACTTGCTGCGACTGCGGTGTCCGTTGTGAGGGAGCTGCGCTGCTCGTCAATCATGAAGTGTTCAACTTCGGGGCTGTTGACCTTGACTTTCTTTGCTTTGAGCATAAGCGACATGAGTGCCGTGTCCTCGCTTTGGAAGCGGAACAGTTGGTCGTCAATGTCTGTTTCTACGAGATTGCCTGGTGCTATGCCGCCTGTTGCGCCCGCTACAGTGCTGACGGTAGTGGCTTGACCCGGTGCTTGGGACTGCACCCCGGCTGTGCCGGGAGAGGTGGGAACTGCCGCTCCCGAACCTACAGTTACGTTTTCGATTTCTGCCATAGCGTTATAAAATTAAATGTAAATTGTCTATTTATCGGTTGATACTATGTTACCCGGCTTGATGCCGCCTGTTGCTGATGCAAGATTGCTGACGGTTGTCGCGCATCCCGGAAGCTGCGTTTTCAGTCCTGCACTACCTTTGGTGGGTTGCAGAGGCTTTTCGACAAATTTGATATGTTCACCCATTATCGCGCTCCGTCTGCAATGTCAAAGATTGAACCTTTATCACGAGAGGGCGCAGGTGCATTGTTGGCTCCGCCCAAAGTCGGAGTGCCGTCACCGCGCTTAGGCTTGCGAAGCTTTGCCTCAGCTTTGGCATTCTTGCCTCTGATTTCGCCCTCCTCACTTGCGGCGGCGATGTCTGCATCGTGATTGATAGCTTTGAGAGCCATGTCGATTGTTTCGGGTTTGATGATACCGATTACAGCGTCATTCGTAACCTCCTTAATCCAATCGGCGGCAGCGTCTATCTGCTCATCGGTAAGACCGAGTTCCTGCTGTTTCTGCTCAAGCATAGCAAGGGTGGCTTTCATATTCTTTTCCCACTCCTCTTCAAGTCCTTTCTGCTTGGCCATGCGGTTGATGTATTCTTTGTTGCTTGCAGAATACTCGTCCATCTTTGCAGGGTCATCGAGCATTTCCTTTACACCGTCAATGCCGATACGGTTAATGAGTGATGTCCACGGGTCTTTGCCCTGCGCCATGTCTGTAATGAACTGAGCGCTGTGGGGGTCATTCGCAAGCATATCAGTCAGCTTGCGTTCGCGCTCCTCGTAGCCCGATAACTTGTTGTCATATTCGTCATAATCGTCACTGATTTGGCCGAATAAGGCTTCATCATCGGCATACTCTCTGTCGGGGTATTTCTTTTTCAGTCGTTCGCCAAATTGGTCACGTCTGCTCTTAACTTGCTTTTCCTCAGCCATAGTTTCAAATTGATGTTACATGGGTGTTTAATCTATGGCAAAGTTAAGGGTGTTAAATGGGTCGGTATCGTTATCTTTTGAGTTGCTATGTTGTATCTTTGTATTGAGTTTAATACCTTAAAGTGCAGCGCAATGAAGTCTTTCGGAAGTGTTTTGGCCTTTACTCGCGAACGCAATGCAGCGTTGCTAAAGGCATATCGAGAGCAGGTAGATGCAGCGAGTTTTGTTCGGTTGAACGAAATCGGCGAGAAGATTGTTAATTCTCCTTCTCCTCGGTTTTGGGTATCGGAAGAACGTGCGGCGGCGGTGGTGTCAGCTATTATGCGAGGAAAGCCGGTGTTGGAAACAATGCGCCCGACAAAGCGTGAAATGTTTGAGGAAATACACCGCAGGGTGGTAGCTCTAAAAGAACAGCATCCCGATTGGCTTCTTTGTCAGTTGGTCTTTAATGTCGTCCATTCTCCTGCGCCCAAATTCTACATGGAAGCATCATCTGCGCTTGAAAGGCTGTTTAAAATCCGCAATGGCTGGTACGACAATGGAAAAGGGAATTACAGTTTCTAACATAGTCTCAGAAAACGACGAGCGCCGCAATAAAATGTTTTCGCGCTTCAACCCGATCACCGGTGAGGGTTCAGTCGGCGAGCGTGTTGTTGTGTGCATCCCGGACTTCCCATTAAAGAAATTATGGCTACCTAAAGCAATGGCCGACAATACACTTGTCAATGGTCTGGTCAAACACAAGGGTATTGATGGTTTCCTGCGCAATGTCATGGATGTGGAGCCTACTCCCGAAGGTAGGGAAGCGGTTCTTGACCGATTTGTGCGGCTGCGCTGTCTGCATGACTTCCCGTTCTGGGCTGCTACCTTTGTCTATATCAAAAATAAAGATGTAGGTCAGCCAGATTGTCTTTTCCGTCTGACCTACCCGCAACGCCGATTTGTCACTATGCTTGAGCGGATGAGGCTCGCGGGTAAACCTATCCGCATTATTCTGTTGAAGGCTCGTCAGTGGGGAGGCTCCACAACATCACAGCTATACATGGCATGGTTGCAGCTCATCCACCGAACAGGTCTTAACTCCCTTATCATCTCGAACTATAATGAAGGTGCCCGAAAGATTAAGGGTATGTTCAAGAAGATGATTAAGGAATACCCTGTTGCGATGCTTCATGAAGTTGGTGATGTTTATTCAGAGAAGGAGGATAAACTTGTAGGTGTAGAAGGTTCATCTCTGACACAGCTTGTGCCGCAACGTAACGCAACTATCTCAATCGGTTCGTCAGAATCCCCAGACTCCTGCCGTGGCGGTGACTACGCGCTCGTCCATCTTTCCGAGGTCGGTCTTTGGAAAGCGACTGAATGAAAGAAGCCGGAGGATATGGTGCGCTCTGCCTGTTCGGGTGTCCTTTATCGGCCTAACAAAATGATTGTGT